TCGGCTTACATCAAGCTGAGCGGTTACCCGAGTGCTGCTTCCTACACCGCAGGCGTGAGCGACCCGTACCAGATCACTTCCCCGGTGTCTCTCGGGACTGTCACGGGGTCGGCTCAGCCAGCCATCGTGGCGTCCACCGCAGGAGCTGACGGCACCACCCCGATCGACCTGTACGGAGCGCTGTCGGGCACCACGTCCACGTCGACCGCATGGCCCCAGGGCTCGTTCGCGGGTGTCACCAGCCAGATCCTCAACCTGAACCTCCCCGACTCGGGAGGCGTCCAGGGTGTGACCCCCACAGTCAACTTCACCCTGCTCAACAACACGGCGTCGTGGGCAGCGTCAGTCGGCACTGTGTGGCTCGTGGTAGACGGGCTGTTCAACGGAGGCGTCGCCTCAAGTTCCGTCGTGGCCGCGTCGTACACCAGCATGACGTCGGGCGTGGGCGGGTCTAGTGTCGTACCGTCCAACATCAGCTCGATCTACGGCCCGTGGCTGAGCATCACTGACCCGAGCGCGTCAACCTCGGCGGCTACCAAGTGGGTGCCGCCGGGAGGCGCTGTCCTCGGCTACTGGGCGCAGAACGACTCGCAGTTCAACGTGGCGCAGACGCCTGCGGGCATCTCGTCCACCGTCAAGGCGGTAGCCCTCGAAGCCTACTTCACCCCGACCGACCTGGGCAACCTGGAGCAGGCGCAGATTAACCCGATCAAGCTGATCTCGGGCTCCGGGTTCTGCATCTTCGGCGGCCTGACCACACTGTCAGGCTACCCGAGCAGGTACATCAACGTCAACAGGGCGCTGATGAAGATCGCGCATGATCTCCAGTACCTGACCCAGTTCGCGGTGTTCCAGAACAATACCCCGGTTTTGTGGGCGCAGATGAGCACATCGCTGACCAACTACCTGACCCAGGAGATGCAGGCCGGTGTCCTCGCGGGCTCGACCCCTGCAACCTCGTTCTCGGTCATCTGCGACAACACGGTCAACACCGCCAGCACGATCGCAGCAGGGCAGGTCAACGCCACGGTAGCCGTCGCGGTAGCATCACCGGCCGAGTTCGTCATCATCAACCTGACCCAGATGGCCTCAGGGTCGACTGCAACGATCAGCTCGTAAGGGGCATAGCGCATGGGAAACATTCAGGTCACGCAGACTGCTACGGCTGCGCGCGTCACGACCGATCCGCTCCGTAACTTCAAGTTCGCAGTGGCGATCAACCCGCCGGCCGGGGCTGCCATCAACGTCGGTTTCATGTCCGTCCAGGGCCTGAACGTCACCGTGTCAGTGATCGCGTACCGTGACGGGGCGATGAACACGGTGACTCAGAAGCTCCCCGGGCAGGCCGAGTTCTCCCCGATCGTGCTGTCACGCGGTGTCGCTGTCGGAACCCAGTACGAGCTCGCATGGCTCAAGCAGCTATTCCAGGTCATGCAGGGCACCGCGTCTTCAACCACTGATGACCTCGGGCAGTTCCCGAACGGACCCGGGTCCGACTTCCGTGGCATCGTTGACGTCAAGATTCTCGGGCACCCGATCACGGGCTACGCAGCCCCGATCAACGCCTGGTTCCGCGTGTACAACGCATGGCCTACGAGCGTAGCCTACTCTGATCTTGACGCTGGCGCAAACCAGATCCTGGTTTCCCAGATGACACTGGCGCACGAGGGATGGGACCTCAAGGTGAGCACCACGGTCGCGACTGGGGTATCCTTCTAGTACACGACATTAGGAGCTTACATGGCAACACAGGATGAGTTCGAGACGTTCGGCCAGTCAACTTCCCGCGAGCAGGCGCTCGCAGATCCTGGCGCTACCAACGCGCTTATCAACGCAGCGCTTGCAGCGGGCGGCCTCCCGATCATCGGTGAGGCACCGAACGATCTGGTCAACCTCCCGGGCGGTCTCGTCTTCGGCGGCAAGGTGTTCAAGACGGCCACCGTCAGGGAGCTCAACGGCTCCGACGAGGAGGCGCTGTCAAGGACCCTCAAGGCGAACGACACGTCACACTTCCTGGACGTCCTGCTCACACGGGGCGTCGAGACGATCGGTGACGTCCCCCCGACTCCGGAGATGCTGAAGTCGCTGCTCATCGGGGACCGGGACGAGCTCCTGCTAGCGATCAGGTCGGCCACGTACGGAGACACATTCGAGTTGGAAGACTGGGAGTGCCCGTTCTGCCAGGTCAAGTCTGACCTGTCGTTCAACCTCCTGACCAGCATCGACCGCATCGAGCTTGACTCCCCGTCGGGCGACGTCACGATCACAGTCCCTCTGCGCAAGGGGGCGTCCGCACTCGTGCGCTTCCCGACCGGAGAAGACCAGATGGCGGCAAGCAACAAGGACTACACCACGACAGAACGCAGCTCGGAACTGCTGCGCAGGTGCGTCAAGACGCTGACCAGGGCAGACGGCACAGTCACCCACATTCAGTCGTACCCGTCCGCGATCGGAACCATGTCGATCCCCGACCGCCGGGCTGTGATCAACGCTATCTACGAGCAGCAGCCAGGCCCGCGATTCAACCTCATCGAGTTCAAGCACGCCGAGTGCCAGAAGGACGTGAAGCTGGCACTGAGCATGGTGGACATGTTTCGCGAGCTTCTCATCGGGCTTTAGGGGCCTGTCCTACAAGGACGCAATCGCTGAGGTAGGCTACATCGCCCGGTTCTTCACAGGATGGGGACGAGACGAGCTGATGAGGATGTCAGTACGAGAACGACGCCACTGGGTAAAGTGGGCAACGGACGTTCGTGAAATGGAGCGCAAGGACTAATGGCAAATCAGACACCACTGGTGCAGCCTCCGTTCGCCAGCCAGCTCAGCCCTGCCCGTGCTCCTGGCATCGGGGTAACCCCGGTGCTACAGCACGGGTACATGATCTGGGATCAGCAGGGTGGGTTGTCCGGGCTGGGATACGCGGGCGGTCCCTATAACGGCCGGGCCGTGTTCAACTTCCAGTACAACCCCCAGACTATCAGCGCCTCGTTCGCCACCGAGACGACGACAGCTCAGGCGTCCATGATCTACAACGCCCCGGGTGCGTCTGACATTCTCGCCATTCCGCTAGCTCAGTCCGTGTCGTGGACACTGTACCTTGACAGGACGTACGAAGTCAACTTCGGCAAGCCCAACAATACTGAGAACGACGCTGCCGTCATCGGGGTGCAGGCCGACGTGGTTCAGCTCATGCAGTTCACGGGAATGCTGTCAGCGGCCACCGCCGGGGCCAAGGCCAAGACCGCCAGCGTGAACAAGGGCGGCGTCATGGTCAATGTGTTCTCGTGGACGTACTTCGGCAAGAACGTCACCCCATCGGGCAAGCACCCGGCGACGATCTTCGAGAACAGGCTCGGGTATTACGGGTTCGTGCAGGGATGGAACGTCGACTACACCGCGTTCACACAGGCCATGGTGCCCTACCGCGCGACGATCACGATCAACTTCCAGATGCTGCCCTCGATCGCGTCAAGCTACCTCGGAAACGGGGCGCTCGCGCAGGGCGTGCTTGACCCCTACGGCAACCTCAAGAACTACGTGACGCCCAAGAAGGCGAAGAAGCCCTAGAGCTCGGAGAAGATCTCGCCCGGGTTATTGACGACGTTCTCGATGCCTGACCAGATGTCATCGGACGACGGCTGGTTCGCTACCTCTGACGCAGCCTGCCCGTTCTTGGCGTAGTCGAGACCGAATGACGCCTTGAACTGGGGCGAGTAAGGTCCCATCTCGATCGCGTTGGACGCTCCGGAGCCTACTGCGCTCGGGCTCGTGTACGCCTGCGAGTTCTCGCTCGGGTTCCACACGTTCGATGGCTCGGTCACGCCCGCGTCGGTCGAGCTGTAACCCACGTTGCGCTGACCTGATCCTCCGGGCAGAGGGAACACCTTCGACAGACCGTTGACAACGCTCTGGTACCCGTGGGACAGGGTGGCCCAGTCCTGGCCGACAGTCGGGGTGGTCTGCTTCTGGATCTGGAGCGCCGGGTTAACGGACGGCCTGTTAGCCGTGGAAGGCGAGGGAGCTGTGTGCTCTGCGGGAACGCCGCCAACAGGTGTGTCGAACATCGAGTTGTCCGACCTGTACGTGTTCGTCTCGGGCACCGGGTTGGCTGCGTTAACAGCCCCGGCGTTGTTAGACTCCATGTGGGTCAGCTTGTTCAGCGTGCCCTGGTTGGACAGGGACTGAGAGTTCGAGGCTGCCTTCCCGTTGGAGTTGGAAGCGTCCTTGCCAGCGGCGAGGGATGCTTCTGATGCCGCTGCTGCGCTGGCTGCTCCTGACGCCTCGCCTCCCGCGCCTTCTCCTGTGGGGTCAGCGCCCTTCGGGGTGGCCGCATCGGGCAGCCTTAGGCTGACCGTGGGAGCACTGGTGGGGAGTCCGTTCAGGCCGTAGGGACTTGCGTAGTTGAACTGGTCCGCGAACAGTGAGGGCATGGGATCTCCAAGTCTAGACAGTTATCCTAAGTCTACCCTCCCTGTACACTTGTGGTATCACGAGAGGCAGGCAATGACTACACCAGATCCCACGGCCGGGAGCATGGCGGGCTCGAACGACCTACAGGCAGCCATTGACCGCCTCGACCAGACGATGGTCGGTATGACGACTGCCATCCAGGGCATGAACAACGGTAATGGAACCTGGACATCCCCGGCTTCCAGCCCGTCTCTCGCTGCTGCTGGTGCTACATTCACTAACGGCAACTACGGTGGAGCGGGCGGTAACGGAGGGTCTACTAACGCGTCTTCCGGGTTCGGATCGTCGGGCGGCGCTTACGGCACCAACCCGTTCACTGCTACGTCTGTGACATCCGGGCTCATCAGCAGCGCCATCAACGGCGTGTTCCAGATGGGCGCTAAGCAGCTTAACGACCAGGCCCAGATCAACACGTACGGGTACACGCAGGCCGGGTTCTGGAATGTAAGCGCGCAGTCCGCTACCAACGTGGCGTTCGGAGGCCAGGGATCGGCCGGGCTGTTCAACAACAACATGGCGCTGAACGCCACTGACGCCCGCACAGGCGCGTCGATGCTGTCCCAGATCTCGGGGCAGGCCAACTACACCGCAGCCCAGTCGGGTCCGTACGGCCGGGGCAATGCCCCGTTCCAGGCTGCCGCCGGTATCGCGCTGTCCAACCCAGGACTGGGGGCCACCGGGTCTGCGTCAGTGTCAGGCGCGTGGTACAACGCGGGAACGAGCTACAACCTGATGATGATGGGCGTGGCCAACACGCCTCTCCAGATGGGCACCGGCAAGGCCCAGTCCATGACAGGAGTCGAGGCTAGCATCGGGCAGAGGTTCGGGTTCCAGGGGTACAACGCCAAGCAGGGCACGTTCAACTCGTCCAACCTGGCCGCGAACCTGAACAACCCTCTGTTCCAGATGCAGATCATGCAGGCTACCGGCATGACCCAGGATCAGTACAACCAGTGGTCGCAGTCGTGGGCGCAGGAGAACACGTGGGCTAGCAAGTCGGGCACTTCGATGAGCACGATGCAGTCTGAGATCTCGAACTACATGAACGGATCGTCAGGACAGCAGGCGGCTGCCACCAAGGCACTCCAGTCACAGGGAGTGTCGATGTCGATGCTCCAGTCGATGACCCAGAGCCAGGCCGGGCAGACAGCGACGGAGAGCGCGAGCTCGGCCGGATTCGTGTCGGGGCTACAGTCCGCGACCACGGCTATCAACGCGCTGACCAACGTCATGTCCAAGGCTCTTGAGGGAGGAGCTGGCGCTGCCGGTGGAGCTGCCGCTCTGGGTTCGCTGTACGCTTCGGATGTGTCTGGCGCAGGTGGCTCTGGCTCGGCGTTCACCACGGCGGCAGCGGCCGTTATCGGAGGTCTGGGCACGCTGTCATCTGACTTCACCAAGCTGCTCAACGCCGGGGGCAGCTCAAGCAGCAGTGGAAGCACCACTGCTGTCGGCGGCAACCCGGCTTCCAAGTCGTCAGAGGCGGCTAACCAGGCTCTGGGCAAGGAAATGGCCGCCTCATGGGGCTGGAGCACGGGCACAGCGTGGACCGCCCTGAACAATCTAGAGATGGCCGAGGCGGGGTGGAATAACACAGCCCAGAATCCTACGTCAACTGCGTACGGAATCGGGCAGTTCCTCGACTCGACATGGGCGACGGTAGGTGCCAAGAAGACATCTGACCCGTCACAGCAGATCTCAGCCATGTACAACTACATCTACGATAAGTACAAGACCCCCGAGGCTGCGTGGCAGCATGAGCAGCAGTACAATTGGTACTCGGACGGTACCGGCAGCGCCAGGTCGGGTCTGGCCGTGGTCGGTGAGCGAGGACCCGAGGTCGTGGCATTGTCGGGCGGACAGCAGATCCTGTCCGCTGCCAAGACGGCGCAGATGATGCAGCCCAGCTTCGGCGGCGGTAGCATGTCAGGCGGTGGTGGTACGGCAGGAGTCACCGTGGTGTTCGAGGCAGGTTCTGTCACCCTCGGTTCAGTTGGCGGCAACACCGGGGCAAGCGGGTACCACACGTCAGCCGACGTGCAGGCTCAGGCGCAGCAGTTCATCCAGGCAGTTGAGACCGGGCTCCAGAAGTCCCAGGCACTCAAGAACATCAAGTCAGGGAGCTCTGGTTCATAGTGATCACCAGTAACAGCCGGTACGCGAACGACCAGCTCGTGCTCATCAAGGGCTCGGATGGCGTTGTGCGCACCTCGATCGTGCTCCCGAACCCCTCTGACACCCAGTTCACGTACACGCTGCACGTGGTCACGGGCTTCGACCGCCTCGACCAGCTCGCGTACCAGTACCTCGGTGACGCGTCCGCGTGGTGGCAGATCGCCAATATCAACACCGACGTGGCGATCGACTGGACGAACATGCCTGTCGGTGCCACGATCCGAATCCCGGTCAGCTAATGGCAGTCCCCGTAAGCCCGGTAGTCTACGCGGTATCCGTCAACGGAACCCCTGTCGGGGACTACATCCTCAACGTGTCCCTTGAGATGGGCTGGGGCGACCACGACCTGGCGGCCATGCGCATCGAGTACAACCGTGGCGAGGACATGTCGAGCATCACGACATGGCCCGACAACGGACTTGTCCAGATGACGTGGGGCAAGGGGCCTGGCACTGCCATGACGTGGTACGGGTACGTCAACCACCACGAGCTCAAGTCTAACGCGGAATCGGGCACCCACAACCTACAGATCACTTACTACTGCATCGGCGCGGACGCCCCGATGAACTCTCAGGCAGCGTACACGTGGGGCAGCGTCACCCCGACGTACGTGGCTAAGGTGATGGCTAAGAGGTACGGGTTCAGGTGCGTGGTCACATCGGGGGCCTCGGTAGTCAACAACATGACTCAGGCCGCGATGTCAGACTTCCAGTTCATGAACTACCTCGCCCAGAAGTGCGGCTACAAGTTCTGGTGCAGCAACGGGACGCTGTACTTCGTGGACCCCGCGATCTACTTCCTCAGCGGCAACGCCCAGGGGGTGTCCACGTTCACGCAGGACAAGCTTCAGGTCCAGCAGGACACGATGAGGGACTTCACTACCCTACAGGGCGGTAATCTTCCGGGCAGTGTCGTGGGCAACCGCGTCGTGTACGGTATCGATGGTGCCACAGGCAAGCTCGTGTCATCAAGTACCGGAGGTCCCGGGCCTACCCTGATCAACACCAACAGGGCTGTGAGCTCGGTGGGCGATGCCCTCGACGTGACGAGCGCCCTGTCCGGGCTGACCCAGTTCTGGATCGGGGCAACAGCCGAGCTGTTCGGTGACCAGGGGCTGTACCCGGGCAAGCTGGTGTACCTCAACGGCAACGCCCTCCCGGCGGGTAACATTGGGTACTGGGTGGTCGCGTACGCCAAGCACCTGCTCGTCATGTCAGGGTCTACCGATGCCGCCAACGACAAGTACACTACCCAGGTCATCCTGCTCAGGAACACGCAGGGTCCTACACCGAAGTACAAGAACGTGGTCACAGTGTCCCCCGAGATCGTGTCATGTGTCAACAACAAGGGCGTCTGGCAGGCTGGCAACCAGTCTGTCATCACTGACGGAGTTCCGAATGGAGCGTAATGACCACACCTAGCAGCTACGTGCCCGGCGCGGGCGAGGGTCCTGTCACCGTGTACACGGGCACTTACCCTGCCACCGTAGTCAACAACAACGATCCGCTAGGAGTGGGCCGTCTACAGCTCAACATTCCCATGGTCCTCGCGAACGCCGTGTCGACTTGGGCTGTGCCTGTCGGCACGTATTACACGATCCCCGACATCGGGACCGCGCTGCCCGCAGTGTTCCTCGGAGGCGACCCGACTCAGCCTGCTTGGCACACGGGTCCTCTCGACCTGGCTCCCGTCGTCCTTGCGGCTGCCCCTCCATCCGTGACCTACTCGGCGTCCCAGCCTGCGGACCCTCGTGTCAACGACGTGTGGTACCAGATCATCGCCGGGGTCCAGGTAGCACCCCAGGTGTGGACGTTCAACCCGGGCACGAGCACGTTCTCGTGGGTCACGCAGGTCGGAGTCGGCGCAGCGGGAGTCAACGGCCCGAGCATCATCGCGGGGGTCATCAACGGTTCGACCATCACGGGCACCACGATCAACGGCGGGACCTTCAACGGCACGAACTACGTCGAGAACTCCCACGGGATGTTCATCTACACGGGCACTCCCGCCGCTGGCAACCTGTACATGTCTGTTGCCAACACAGCGGGCAATGACGCTGCGTGGACTTCTGGTGCCGGTAATAACTACACGTCCGGTATTGCCGTGTACGGAACCTCTGGTGCCCGCGCTGGTATGGATACCTTCAACTCTGGCAGCGACACCTACAGCTATTACACTCCCGGTGGACAGACCCACATGGTCCTTCCGCCTCAGATTGCTGGTGGTGTGGGGAACGCCGGTACGACGACTGAGTTCACTGGTCTGGACATGTACTCAGGGTCTAACGCTTCGGGCCACGACTCTGAGATTCTTCTATTCACGGGCAACAACGACGGCTCGACTTCGGGCAACGGAAACTTGTACGCCAACGGTGTCATCCGACTCATCTGGGATGCTCTTGGCGTTCGCATCTACACTCCGGGCGGCATGGTTGGCAACCCGGCCATCACCCTGTTTGATAACACGGTTGACACGAACGCCAACAACGGCACCCAGCCTTGCACGATGCAGTGGTCCATCCCTGCTAATGACGCTCAGGTCGGAACCATCTACGAAGTCTCGACCCAGTACAACGGGACCATCGAGTCAACCGGCATCTTCGCATTCAAGCCATCTCTCAACAACTCGTCACTGGTGACATCAGGTGGCGATGGCGTTGCCGCTGGCACATATTCTGCGGCAACCAACTTCAACGGGGTCGTCAGGGTGTGGATGCAGATCCTCACTACCGGTGTTTCAGGTACAGCCAACGTCTTCCTTGAGGGAAACCTAGGTCCCAGCGGAAACAGGTCGACGAGCAATACCGTCGTCCTGAGTTCCCAGGTACCGGGGCAGGCGATCAATACCACCGTGGCCAACACGCTCGCCATCAACAGCGAGTGGCTGTCAAACGTGACCGGCCAGACGGTTAGCACTTACGGAAGCATGTTCACCCGCAAGTGCGTGTAACGGTATCCTTATACCATGAGCACCGAGATCGAGCTTCCCTTCCAGCTTGGCCAGAACGGCGTCGTGTCCACGGTATCCGACACGCCCACCGTGACGGACCAGCATGTCCAGACGCTGCTGTCCACAGTGCAGGGAGAGCGCCTGATGCTCCCGACGTACGGTCTCAATCTGGCGGGCCTTGTGTTCGGTGCCAACGACCCTATCCTGACCGGCGTTATCCAGGCTGACGTGACCGACGCGTTCTCCCAGTGGGAGCCCGGCATCAACCTGACCAGCATCAGCCAGTCACAGCAGACTGACGCGCAGTTCGGAATCGCTGCCGTCAACGTCGAGTACGAACTATCAAACTCCAACACAGTTGGGTCCGCATCAACGCCTCTGACACAGACGGCGACCATGACAATCGGGGGAACCATCACCAATGACTAACCAGTTCGCGGTACCCCCCGTCACCACGGGCCTCACGGTCCCGGCGTCGATCGACTACACGTCCAAGGACTTCCTCGGCTTCATGTCATCGCTCCAGACGTACGCCCAGACAGCCATGCCCGGGTGGACGATCGGCGCGTCCGAGGGCGACATCGGGCTCGCCATCATCGAGGCGTTCGCCTACCAGGGCGACATCATGTCCTACTACGGCGACCGCATCTCTCAGGAAGCGTACATCAACACCGCGACCCAGCGCCAGTCCCTCCTCAACATCGCGGCCCTGCTCGGGTACACGGTGTCGAACGGCCAGCCAGCGACCGGAACCGTGACCTTCCAGACGTACGCGGGGCAGCCCGCCACCCTGGTGCCCGCCGGAACCCAGCTCATGTCGGGCTTTAACGCGACCACGGACACGACAGTGGTGTACGAGATCGACGCGGGCCAGGCGAGCTACCTCGTGCCCGCCAACGGCGTCGGAACCCTGACGCTGTCGGTGACACAGGGAGAGACCCAGGCGAACTACATCGCGGGCACTTCTGACGGGTCGCTGGGACAGTCGTTCAGCCTGCCCCAGACCGGGGTCATCGACGGCACGGTCACCGTGTTCGTGGAGCAGCCGGGATCTAACCCGGTTCAGTGGGCGTACGCCCAGTTCCTCGGGGACTACGGGCCGGGATCTCTCGTGTTCACCACGTTCCTCGACTCAGCCGGGCTGACGTGGATCGAGTTCGGGGACAACATCAACGGCGCTGTGCCGGTCACAGGGGCTCAGATCCTGTCTACCTACCGGGTAGGCGCGGGATCGGCTGGAAACGTCTCAGCGGGCAGCGTAGGCACCTTCCTGGCCCCGATCACAGGCGTGGCCACCCAGCTCCTGACGGGCAACGTGTACAACTCGTCCGCCATGACGGGGGGCACCGACCCGGAATCGAACGACCAGATCAGGACGAACGCCCCTGCGTCGTTCACCGCCGTCAACCGGGCCGTGTCACTGCCTGACTTCGTGGCCATCGCGCAGAACGTGCCGGGCGTGACGGCAGCCACAGCGGTGGCGCTACACTCCACGTCTGTGTCACTGTACCTCATGGGCAACAACAACCAGGCGGCCAGCACCGCGTTGCAGGCCGCCGTGCTGGCTGCGTTCTCGGGCAAGACGCTGGCAGGAGTCACGGTGTCCGCCGCCGCTCCCACGCTGGTTCCCATCGACGTGGGCACCCAGGCCCAGACCCCCGCTGCCCCCGCAGTGTCGACCGCCACGACAGGCGGGACCGTGGCGGGCGGGACGTACCAGGTCGAGGTGTCCTACACGAACGCGACCGGAGAGACTCTGGTGTCGAGCACCTCGTCTATCACAACGACGGGCACCACGTCAACCATCACCATCACATCGCCGCCAGCCGAGAACTACGCGACGAACTGGTACGCGTACGTGACGCAGGTCGGGGGCACGTCATTCACGCGCCAGCAGACAGCGGGATCTCCCACGGCCATCGGCACCAACCTGACCCTGACCGCTCCCCCCACGAGCTCGGGGGCAGCACCGCCTGTCGCCAACACGACGGGCATCCCGGTTCAGGTCTCAGTTCTGCCCGGGTTCTCCAACGCAGGCGTGAGCGCCTCGGTCCAGTCGGCTCTCAACACCTTGTTCTCGAACCCGAACACCTACTTCGGGCAGGTAGTCACGGTAGGTGCCGTGTACGGCACGCTGCTGGCCATCCCGGGCGTGTCCTACGTGGTCGTGCCCGTCATCAGCCGTGAGGACGCGCCCCAGACGGGCACTAACGCCATCGCGCTCCGGGCATTCGAGATCGCAGTTCCAGGCTACATGACAGTCAACGCTACCGGAGGAGTTTAAATGGCCGCAGCATACCCCCAGGCCCTGTTCAGTTGGACCAACCGCGTA